GGCCCAGGCCCCTCCGGCGCAGCGCGTTTGCCGTGTTTATGGTGACGGAGGTGCTCAGCACGGACGGGCACATGACGCTCATCACGTCGGGCGAGACGTTCATCCCCCTGACGGGGGAGAGCGGCTATTCGCTGCTTATGCTCAAGATGGACCCGGACGCCAGTGAAGCCGACGTGCAGGCGGCTTTTAACGCGGTGGGCGGCGCGACGTTGCAACGAAGCCGCGCCGGTGTGCCAGCCGCAAAATTTGCTTGAAGCAGGGAAAGCGTCCCCGAAATCGTCACAAATATGAAAACGTGTTGTTCCACATCGGGGGAAAATGGTTTATCCTTGTCATACCGGCGAACGCCGGAAAAACAAATCAAGGAGAATGCAATATGGATATGGATCGGATTTATGCGGAAGCCATTGCCAACGAATACGCCCCGAAGAACACCTCCAAGGTGATGGCGCTCAAAAAGCTGGACAGGAAGGCCAAAAGCGTGGCGAATATCTTCGCCTATACGTTTGGCGTGGTCATGACGCTGGTGCTGGGCGTGGGCATGTGCCTGTCCATGGGGGTGATCGGGGGCGGCAGTACGGCCATGCTGGCCCTTGGCGTGGCATTGGGGATCATTGGCCTGGCCGGTGTCGGCGCCAATTACCCCATTTACAGGCGGCTGCTTGCCACAGGAAAGCAAAAATATGCCTTTGAGATCATCCAGTTGGCCAAAGAGATCGCCGGAGAGGGCGAATAACACCCACGAGGAGGGCGGAAGATGGACAAATCGGAAAGCAGATATTTCAAAACGGCCCTGCGCATGAACGAGGCGCTCATCTCCCTGCTGGAGGTCAAGGATCTGGAGTACATCAGCGTCAAGGAAATCTGCCAGAAGGCGGGTGTAAATCGATCGACTTTCTATCTGCACTATGAGACGGTTTCGGATCTGGTCAGCGAGACGCTGGAGACCATCAACGAGCAGTTCATGGCCTATTTTCCCCAAAGCGCAGGGGAGACTCTCAAAAACCCCGGCAAGCAGGAAAAAAGCGCCCTTTTGCTGGTGACCAGGACATATCTTTTGCCGTATTTGCGGTTTGTCAGGGACAACCAGAATATCTATCGGGCGGCGTACCGCTGCCCCGCCGGCATGCAATGCAACGAGCGCTATGGAAAGCTGAAAAAACACATTCTCAGCCCCATTCTGGAGCGCTTCGGCGTGCCTGACGGGCTACACGAATACTATATTGTATATTATATTGAAGGCATTTCGGCGATCATCCGCGGGTGGATCAACCGCAACTGCGGGGAAGAGATCGACACGATTGCCGGCATCATTCAAAGGTGTGTCAGAGCGGAAGACGATGCGCATGAAATGGAAGCTTGCACGGAAGAACGCCGGGAACCTGTTTACCATTTGAGGGAAGATTATGCCTTCAAGACGAAGGCGTGTGCCGGCGTCTCGTTGGGCATCACGGGGCTTTTTGCGCTCTACAATGGACATCTGGGTCTGACCGCCGGCTCAATCTGGCACGGGAGCATCTGCGCGTTTCACCTGGTGCTGGCCGTCATCCGGGCTTTGACGCGGAAGCCGTTTGCCAATCCAGCCAATAATTTTCTGCAATATTCGCCACTTTGTTAAATTGTTTCGTATATCATATGTTTTTGCTTGACCTGATGTAGTTCTCTTGATATAATGTTCGCAGACAGATGAACAAACTCCAAGTCCGGCCGGCCTTCACGGTCAGACGGACCATTGGGTTGTTCCGGCAACGGGGCAGCCTGCCATTGCGCGAAGGAGCTTGGAAACAAACGGCACAGATGGCTGCCGCTTTGTTCCAGTTCCTTCGCTTTTTATCTGTTTGGCGTAAAGAGGTACGCGTGTCCACTGGCCGAATAATCATCACAGGAGGAGGACGTAACGATGTCTGACAAGAAAAAGTTCTTAGACAAGGACTATACCCGCCGCCAGTTCCTTAAGCTCTCGGGCAAGACGCTGGCCGGCGTCACCCTGTCGAGCACCATGCTCAGCACGCTTGGCTTTGCCGAGAGCGAGAACCCTGAGGAGGAGGCCGCCAACTCCACCGTGTGGGCGCTTCCGCAGGGCCTGCTTGTGGTCAATCCCGACAAGTGCACCGGCTGCATGCGCTGCGAAATCAACTGCACGCTGGTCAACGATGGCTTTGTCTCCAGCTATATGTCCCGCGTGAAGATGGCCCGCAACCTGACCAGCAGCCGCAATGGCAACGGCCTGTACACCGAAAACAACTGGGTGTACTTCCCGGATACCTGCCGCCAGTGTGAGGACCCCGCCTGCGGCAACGCCTGCCCGATGCAGGCGATCTATGCCGATGAAAACGGCGTCCGCAAGGTGGACACCGAAAAGTGCGTGGGCTGCGGCGCCTGCACCCAGGCGTGCCCGTGGCATATGCCCACCGTCAACCCCGAAACAAAGAAATCGTCCAAGTGCATCCAGTGCGGCGCCTGCGCCGAGGGCTGCGTGACCGGCGCGCTGAGCATCATTCCGTGGGATAAGATTGCTGCCGCGTCCCAGGAAATCTGACATCGAGCATAAGGAGGAAACGCTATGTCTACCATTTACGGCTGGGCCGGCAAGATCCTGCGTGTGAATTTCACCACCGGCGCCATCACCACTGAAGATACGCTGCCCAAGTACCACGACTACGTCGGCGGCATGGGCATCGGCTACAAGATCATCTGGGACGAAGTGCCCATGGAGACCAAGGCGTATGACGAGGCTTCCAAGGTCGTCATCGCCGTGGGCCCGCTGACGGCTTCCGGCGTGCCCTGCTCCGGCCGCACGAACATCTCCTTCCTGTCCTCCTGGTCGAAGGGCTACTCCATCGTGGATGCGCACATGGGCGGCCACATCGCGCACAACATCAAGTTTGCCGGATATGACGCCATCGTGCTGGAAGGCCAGAGCGAGACCCCGGTTTACCTCAAGATTGAGGATGACAAGGTTTCCATCGAGGATGCCTCCGATCTGTGGGGCAAGGGAACGTTTGCGGCCAACGCGGCTATCGCCAAGGCTTGCGGCCCCGAGTTCGACGTGGCGACCATCGGCCCGGCGGGCGAGAACCTGGTCAACATGTCCTGCCTGATCACCAGCGTGGGCAACTCCGGCGGCGCCGGCGTGGGCGCGATCATGGGCTCCAAGAAGGTGAAGGGCATCGCCGTGCGCGGCACCGGCTGCGTGCGCATCGCCGACCCGAAGACCCAGAAGGAACTGTGCGACTACGTGCTGCGCGACCTGATCGGCTCCAACAACAACCACAACGTGCCGAGCCGTCCGCAGAGCTGGTCCGAGTACACCTCCACCGTCAAGAACCGCTGGCAGGGTGGCCCCGGCGTTATGTGGGGCAAAGCGGCCGGCGGCGCCATCGACACGGGCGAGCAGCCTTCCGGCGACATCAACCGCATCGGCTACCGCGCCACCAAGGGCGTGTTCGATTACAGCGACCTGGCCCAGAAGTACATTGTCAAGAGCGGCGGCTGCGCGTCCTGCCCGATCCGCTGCTACTCGGAGTATGATATTGACGTGCTGGCGGAGTACGACCTGCCCACCAAGACGTCCAACACCTGCGCGCCGGCCGGCTCCGTGCCCACGGGCTTCTATCCGGAAGGCATCCACGATTTCAAGGACGAGGGCGACGCCAAGATCGTCATCGGCCAGTATGGTTCCCGCGTGCTGGATGACTACGGCCTGTGGTGCAACTACGGCAGCATC